GGCGAAGATCGGCAGTACACGTAACTCCGCCGCCAAGCGACGCCCGCGCAACGCCCCGCGTCCTAGCGATCGGCGCCTGAGAGCGTGCAGCCGCATGGCGGCTAGTACCTCAGAACGGTGAGCGTACGGTTGTCGGTTTGCGCGACGGAGAATTCGAATCGCACGTAGGGGGGCGTCAGCTCGCCCATTGGCCACAGCGCCACGCACGACCCAGCGCCGGTCGGGAAGCGCACAGCGCCGTACTCGTTGAAGAGCCGACCGAAGTTCGCGCTGGTGGTGTTAAACGCTCCGCGCACGTATAGGTCCGCGCTCGTGACCACGGGCACGTGCACCGCGCCCAACTGCCCCTCGCGCAGATCCACGTCTGGGCCAATCGCGGCGCCGGAGACCACCACCGAGTACAGAACGCGACTCATCAGCTACTACGCCGAATTTCCCACATTGCCGTCACGTCGATCGGCCGCGCGACGTTGTCCGCCCACCCGATGACGAAATAGTTGCCGGGGTTGATTGTGTTCACGCGCAACCGCGAAACGTCCGCGCGAGGGATCTCCCAGTTGGCCACCGCAGTGGCGAAGCCCAGCGGGTTCGAGTTGCAGGTAGAGATGGCGAAGCTCACCCCGTCCACGATGGAGTTGATGCGCAGCGGCGCATTGATCCCGGCGCCCGCTGAGACGACCGAGGTCTCGGTGAGCAGTGACACGTTGATCGCGTAGCCGCTGTAGACGGCAGATGTAGACGCTGTCGCAGAGGCCGCCGCGGAGTTCGCAAAGCTCGTCTGCCCATGCACCACGTACGCCGCCGGCATCGTACATTGCGCCACCAGCGAGATCAGCGAATCCGAGTTCGCCTGCGTAGTAGACACCACCTGAGAGGCCGACCCGGAGGAGATCGTCGTGCGGCCCGCCCACTGATTAGCGGCAGACCCCGCTTTGGTCATGATCGGACCGCGCATCAGCGGCCGAAACAGCGTCTCCGTTGGTGTACGCGCATGCGAAGCCTGCGCAAAGGTCGCGAACGCCGCCGCGACCGCCAGAGCCAGGTGCTTCAGTTTCATGGTGGTGCTCCTCGTTAAATCATGCTCTCTCGGTCAAGCGCCGAGCCGTTGCTGTGGCCGGCGCAGCCGCCCCTTGAGCGGGGACTGCAACGCCGGATTGTGGGCAATCGCCTTGGAAAAAGCGTCCAAGGACGGGAACTCCTTGAAGTTAAGCCGCTTGGCATCAGCGGCGATCTTCTGCCAGACCGCAAGCGGGTAATCGTGGGCATCGCCAGGCCGTAGGCGCGGCCCGACTTGCTTGGTGATCTCACGAAGCATTTCGTAGCTCCTGTTGGTTGATGAACGATTACAGCGTCGCGCCGACCAAGTAGGCCAGTTGCGCCGCAACGATTTTCTCGTCCTGGTAGTACCCCACCTCCGTGATCTCGGTCTTCTTGCCCGGATCGGGGTCGTTGTAGACGCGCGTGACGAATGGCGCCGGCAGATCCGGCGAACGCCACTGAAAGCCGAGGCCGAACGTGACGGTGTCCATCCCAGGAGCGGTCGGCGCCACGTAGCACAGCAGCGCGTTGTTCCCCCAGATGTTCACGATCGACGCCGTGCCGCCCTCCAACGCCGCATTGCGGATGCCCGTTGGTATCAGCAACCTCTGCACCCGGAACACCTCGCGGAGTTCTGCATCGTTCAAAAGTCCGCCTTGAGTGTACTTGAACATGTCGAGCAGCACCGGGTGGCGCCGCACAATCTGGTAGCTGTCGTAATCGATCAGCAGCGTGTTCGCGATCACCCCGGTGTTGTTGCGGATGAAAGCGTGCCCGGTGTTCACGTCGCTGATGGGGTCGGAGCTGACATAGTCAGACCACTTGTTCGGGCCGGTGAGCGAGACACCGCTGCCGATGTTAGTGATGGAGGTGACCTTGTTGGCGATGCGCACCTCCATGTCGCCCATCAGGTCGCCGACCACCTTGCGCGTGGTGCGCGCCCGCAACGACAGCGCGTTGTCCGCGTTCGCGAGCACCTCGAACGCGTTCTCGCCGGCCAGCGCGTAATTGTGCGCGAAGTATTGATCACTCGACACGTCGAACTCAACGCGCCGTGGCGAGGTCTTCGGCGCGCGCAGCGTAGACTGCGGCAGGCGCAACCAGGTGTTCTTGGTGATCGTGTAGTAGTTATCGGACTGTTTGCCAACCGGGACAACCGGGAACAACTGCGGTCCAACGAACTCTCCAGCCGAGAATGCCTGCACCGCGATGTTCGACAATGGCACGTCGATATGCACGTCGCGCCCGGTGAGATTCGCAGCGAGTGCCGCTTGGACGTAGGCCGCGACGCTCCGCAGGATGAAGCTGATGGGGTTGCGTTTCATATTGTGATCTCCTGTTGAGAGTATGTCGTTGGCTACGCTACCGAACCCCATTTCACCGGCGGGAACAGCAGCGCGGTGACGAGTTCGTTTGCGGCTGTAGCGGTCTCCAGCGCGCGACCGCAAACCACGTCCCCCGAGACTGCATCCACCACCATCCCAGAGCTGTTATGGGCGATGAAGGCCCCGGCGGTGACTGTGCCGCCGCCGCGCACCTTGCTCAGACCCATGTAGGCGATTGTGGCTGCCTCGCCGGACTTGGGCTTATTTTGCAACACGCCCACCGGGCTTTTCAGCGCCCCGGATACCAGCNCCTCCGAGCAGATGTTCACCGTGGTCGCTGCGGCCATGCGCACGACGATGTACTGCTTGTCGCCGCCGCTGGCCCCGGACAGATCAGCCGCAGCCGACAGACCGGGAACCGTCCACTGATTACCGAACTCGGCCCATGCAGCCTGCGCAGACCGGACGAACCCCGCGATCAAATCGAATAAACGTTTCATTTCATGCCTCCTTATTGATCTCTGGAACGATGATCAGTGCGCGCTCGCGCGGGCCTGCGCCGCCTCGGTATAACGCCGGAACAGTTCCGGTTCGATCGTGCGCACGGCGTCCATCGCGACCTCGTAGTCCTTAACGGTCGGATTTTTCGCCATGTACTCGCGCACTTTACGATCGATCGCGACGCCCGGATCTTCGGCTGGATCGTCGAGCGAGCCTTCCTCGCGGTTCATGCCGTCCACTCGCGTATAAGTCTTGAAGAGTTTTTCGGCCTGAGAGTTGATCTGCGCAACGAACACGTCGGCGATCTCGACCAGGGTCTTCTCCTCGGAGCGCTCGTTGCCCTTGTCGTCCTTGGAATAAACGCGCACTTTCTCCGCAGCGTGAGTCAGCGCGTAGGCATAGACCGCCTCCATCCCGGGACGGAACGCCGGCACGCGGATCGAGGCGACTTTCTCCGCAACGCTGCGGCGCCGCGCGTCGGCTTCGAGTTGCGCGATGCGTTCGTTGGATGCCTTGAGTGTTGCGGCCATCTCGGTGCGCTCGGTCTCATCGGCAGCGGTAAGCGCCTTGATCTCGGCGCTAACTTTGGTAATAGCCTCGGACAGTTCCTTGACTTGGGCAGTCTTTTCTTTGTCGTCGGCTCCGTCCCGCCCGATTGCGTCGAGCCGCTCGGTCAGCGCGTCGAGTTCTTCCTGCAGTTGTTTGGCGGTCTTCATGCTGTGCTCCTTCTGAACAAGTTCTCGGATCAGCGCGCTGGCGCGCTCGTTGAGGCACTCGAACACTGCCTGCTGCGGCACGTCGAGTGCGGCCTCGTGCGCAGTAGTGAACTTCTCGAACTCGCCGTCGGTAGCAAACTCCACCTTGTGCAATGGCACAAGTCCCGCGACCGCCGGCACATCCGCCCCGAGCAGCGCGACGGCCTTCAACGCGCGACCGAACTTTTTACCGCCACGGTTTAGGTTGAAGTACACCTCGCTGGAGACTCGGTCATAGGCGCGCTTACGAATAGCATCCACGACGGAGTCGTGCATGTCGGTGAAATCGGCGACGAGCTTCTGACCGACGCGCCGCAAATTCCGCACCCACCCGTAGGCCGGGGCGCCGGGGGAGTCTTTCGTGTGCCCGACCTTGAGCGCCGGGCGGAAATCGAGTTCACCGTGTGCCCGGACCATCTCGTCGAGGTCCGCCTCGGTGTACACGTCGCCGTTGTGTGTGCCAGCGGCGAACACCTCGATGCCGCGGATCGCGTTCGTGTGCTGCTCGGCATACTCGCTGTGCTTCTTCATCTGCTCCTCGGCCCACGCCTTGTGCTGCGCTGGAGTCCAGTCAGGATGATCTTTTTTGCACTTCGCCATCAATTCGTCCATCGTCGGCGTCGCAGCGTGATTCTTCACAAATTCACGCGCCCGAGACAACGCGATTGGGATCGCCTTGCCCTCAGCCATACCATCTTTTAAAAGGGCGTTGAGAACCTCGACTGCCTTCGAGCGCATCGAAGCATCAAGATTCTTCCAAGACGGAGGGAACTTACCCGAAGAGTATGGCATAACGACAATTATTGACCCTGCACGGGAGAATTAAAACTTCTTACCGCTAAGAATGCCTCGTGCCCCTTTAACGATTGGGTTTTCGCGCATCTTCTCAGCACTCCAGCGGGAGGTGATCGCGCGCGCGGCCTGCTCAGATCGCTCCTCCGCGGAGAGTGATTCCGCTCGCGCCTTGCCGCCCAGCGAACCGAGCGCCACGGCCGCGGCGTTCTTCTCGCGCCACCGCGCGCCGCACTGGGGACAGCGGAACGTCTTGCGCCCCGAAGCCGAACCCACGTCAACCACCTGTGCCTCCACCCCGCACTTCGAGCAGTTCACCGCGGCACCTCCATGTGGCACGACTCACACAGCTTCCACGGGCTCATGCACAATGATTCAGGATTGTCCCACACCGTACCGAAAGTGCCGTCTCCAGTTGCATCCAAGCAGCACGTGGTCACACGCCCGTCTACCAGCACCACAGCCCACCCCAGGCGTAAGTAATCACATAGCGTTCTCGGTGCGGAGACATGCCATTTCACTTGTCCCGCCCAGTTGAAGGCGGAGATGGATGGCGCGGGATTCGAACCCTTGAAGATCCCGGCGCGCTTCGCTGCCTCGATTGCGGGACCGGCCTTCTCGGGACGGTGCAGCGATACATAGACTTGTGGCGCGAACTTCGAAAGAGACTGAGCCATAACGTCGTCGAGCAGGATGCCGTTCGTCGTTATCACTAGCGCCCGCTGTGGCCCTATCGCGACGCGCGCCGCCGCCACCGCTTCCAGGAAGCGCGGATACATGAGCGACTCGCCGATCCCAGTCAGGGACAACTCGGTCTGCGTGCCCTGCCGCGCGTAGAACTTGACGAGGTCGAGCGCGGCCTCGTACGTTTCCCACACCATGTCCTCGTGGGGACGCAGTTTCTGCGGACTAGGACAATAACGGCAGCGCATATTGCACCGCGTCGTCAGTTCGATCTGATGTACATCACGCACCGGGCGTGGATAGCGATTCACGCTCATTGCGGACCCGTCCCAACGTCGATCTGAATAAACTCTTCGCGATAGTTCCGGTGCAGTCCTTTGTGACCTTCGAACAGCTCGCATTGGCCAAATACTCCAACACGCTTGCACCGTTCGACGCGAATGCTTGTCTGCTCTTCAACAAGAACCGGCTGCGATGACTCCGCTTTCATTCCGGTGTGTTCTCGTTATAGTGCAAGCGGATCGATTTCGTCCACGAGGCGTGCTCGTTGCCGTAGGTGTACTGCCCCGAGCGGATCATCGCGAACATCGCCAGTGGCGATTTACCCCAGCGACGGTAGAACAGCCGTTCGTCCTGCGCGAGCGCCAGGTCGTGCCCCACCGACGGTCCGATCACCGCGGTGGTCATCTGTCCCAGGTGATGTACGTGCAACCTACAACTGCGGTAGGCGCGCAGCCCCTGCTCGTACATGCGCATGACGAGGTCCGAGTCCTGGTAGATGCGCTTGTACGCTTCATCCAGGCGCCACCCCTTGCGAAACATATTGAACGGCGAGAACATCCCCTCGACGATCATATCGAGCTTCTCGCGCGGGCCGATCGTCGCTCCCGGCTCAAACGCTGACAAGCTCGCTATTCCGCAATCTTTGGGCCGTTCCTCAAATACGTGCAAAAGTTCTGTGTCCCACCCCTTCGGCACAATCACGTCCGAGCCTGTAGAAACGATGAACTCGCCGGAAGCGGCATCAATAGCCGCGTTGGTCTCGCGAATGCCGCCGATCGGCTGCGGGAAGCCCAAGTATCGGTCGATCGCAGTCTCGGGCTGCACAATCAAATTGTGCGCTTCATAACGCGCGAAATGATCCCCACCCGCTTCTGCAACAATCAGCTCATAAGATGGATCATCCGCGTGCAGGCGCATCGTACGAATCGAAAACTCCGCGAGCGCTCGCAGGAACAGCGTCGGCGCAAACAACGGCAGCACCACCGAAAGTCGACTCATGGCAACCCAATCCGATGATACACATCTTCCTTCTCGACGCTCGCTTCCAATGCATGAACTCTCTGGGCAAGCTCTTGCAACAGTTCCGCCTGCTCGCGGTGAAGTTCGCGCTCCTTGCCGGTGAACCAGTCCTTGGTCGAGGCCACGAGAGCGTCGGCTCGTTCAAGCAACATCTTCATGCGTTAATTCTCCTTTTCATCAAAATAACATCTGCGCGAAGCCCAGCGCTACGCGATCTACCATCGACAACTCGACCACCCCGCGAAGCGACACATCGATATCTCCTCGCTCTTCCGCTGTTCGCCAATGCGCAGGACGCACCAATGAGTGCGTCAGCCGATCCCAGTACCATCCGGCCCCAAGTTGCATGCGCTGCTGCTGTAGCACAGATTGCTCGGCTACACACTCTATCACCACATCGAACGCCATGCGCGGCGCGAGCCAACCGAGGGTATTCGGATCTTGGCGCGAGATGATCATCGCCGCACATAGAATTCATCCGCCCGCACCCCAGTCAGCGCCTCGGCGTAGGCGTCCGCCTCGCGCTCCATTGCGACCAAACGTCGCCGCGCCACGGGCAACAGGATTGCCCCACTCACCACGAGCAGCCATCGCTCTCCCACATGCCCGAGC